AGGATACAGTAGTAGAAGAAGGAACTGGAGAAATATCAGAAGATAAAGAACCAGTTTTAGACCCTACAATTGCATCATACTCAGAGGCATTAAGTAAACTAAAACCATTAGGTTAAATTTAAAGGAAAAAAACAATGTTTTTATCAGAAAACTTACAGGACAAGTGGGAGCCGATTCTAGAGCACTCCGATTTACCAAAAATCGAAGACAACTACAAACGTGCAGTCACAGCTGTTATCCTTGAAAACCAAGAGAAAGCTTTAAACGAAGATAGAGCTACTCTTGCAGAAGCAGCACCTTTAAATTCCACTGGCACAGGTATTTCTAACTGGGATCCGATTTTGATTTCATTAGTAAGACGTGCTATGCCAAATCTCGTTGCATACGACATTTGCGGTGTTCAACCAATGACAGGCCCAACTGGACTTATCTTTGCTATGAAAGCAAGATATAACGATGACGTTGACGCTGATAGATTGAATACATCAGAAGCTTTACATAACGAAGCTAGAACTGATTATTCAGCATCTGCACAAACAACATCAACTTCAGTAGGTAGTGACCATACAGGAGACCCATTCAATGGTTCTTATGCGTCAGATACTTCAGGTGGTATGTCAACAGCTTCAGCAGAGTCACTAGGTGACGGTGCTGGAAACCATTTTGCTGAAATGGCATTCTCAATTGAGAAAGCTACAGTGACAGCAAAGTCAAGAGCACTTAAAGCGGAATATTCATTAGAATTAGCACAAGACCTCAAAGCAATCCACGGTCTTGATGCAGAATCAGAACTTGCAAACATCTTATCATCAGAAATCCTTGCTGAAATAAACAGGGAAGTTGTGAGAAGTGTTAACAACCAAGCGAAAACTGGTGCAGCTGCTACAGCTTCAGCAGGAACTTTCAACTTGGACGTTGATGCAAACGGTAGATGGTCTGTAGAAAAGTTCAAAGGACTATTGTTCCAAATCGAAAGAGAATCAAATGTTATTGCTAAAGAAACAAGAAGAGGTAAAGGAAACTTTATTCTATGTTCTTCAGACGTAGCTTCAGCATTGTCAATGGCTGGTGTATTAGATTACGCACCTGCTCTTTCAACCAACTTAAACGTTGATGATACTGGTAATACTTTTGCTGGTGTATTAAACGGTAGAGTTAAAGTCTACATAGACCCATATGCGTCTTCAGACTACTTAACTGTTGGTTATAGAGGTTCAAACCCTTATGACGCTGGATTATTCTATTGCCCATACGTTCCATTACAAATGGTTCGTGCAGTTGGTGAGAATACATTCCAACCAAAAATTGGTTTCAAAACAAGATACGGAATGGTATCTAATCCTTTTGTTGGTTCAACACCTTCAGACGGACTTGCTTCAGCAGGAACAAACCAATACTACAGAAAATTTGCAGTATCAAACATTCTGTAATCGAATTAAATTTCGAACTAAAGGGGACTCTAAGTCCCCTTTTTTTATGTCCTAAATAAAAGGACGTAAACACACATACACACAAGGAGGAAATTATGTCAAATGGAAAATCAGGGTTCGAAATCCGAGCCGACTTACTAAATCAAGCACAAGGTCTATTGGAAGGAAATCTCTATAGAGAGAATGAAAAAATCGATAGACATAATGAAGTGTTCCCAAATGATAAAAAATCATTAGGTGACCAATTCGTTAGTGTAGAGGAGGTTATTTCAACTGCAAGACAATTAAACGAGTTTGTCAACGAGAAATAACTAAATAGTATTGTGGGGTGGAATTATTCACCCCCTTTAGAAGGAATAAATTATGTCAGAATATGCAAAAACAGTGAAAGTGTTAGAAGGCCCTTGGGAGAAAAGTGCATTCCCAAATGGTATAGAAACGACAGACGTTATCAGTAGAACAATATCTACACGATACATTAAGGACGGATACCTTTGTGAAGAGGTAGTTCAAAGAGAATATCGTGGTGACGATTATCAAGACACCACAACGTCTAAAAGGATTATAAAACTTGACTGAAATAAACAAATCAATTCTTAATAAGAATAATTTTAGATTACTAATTGACAAAGTTCCAACAGTGGAATACTATGTGCAATCAGTTAATATCCCAGGCTTGTCATTTACAGAAACAATAAGTGCAGCTGGTGTAGGACTAGATGCATTTTTCCCTGGCGATAAAGTGTCATTCGAATCACTAAGTGTATCATTCTTAGTAGACGAAGACCTTGCAAACTTTAAAGAAATGTATGACTGGATGAATGCAATTGTTCCCGTATCAGACCCAAGTGCATATGAGTCTTACGTAGGGACTACAAAGACCACTACAGGACTCCTCAGTGACGTTGAGAACGATTTAAATCAGTATTCCGACATAACTATAGTGGTTAATACCAATAAAAACATACCTAATAAGTTCTTTAGGTTTCACGATGCATTCCCTATATCCCTCAGTGGTATAGAACTGCAAAGTGGTGCTGAAACAGACGCTGTTGTTGCAACAGTTGAGTTCAGATTCACATATTACGATATCGAATCAACCTCTTAAAACACCTATTAATACTACCATAAATATGGTATAATAGTATATTATGACTTTAGATGAAATTAAGAAAGAGTGGGAAAAGGATTGTGAGATAGACGATATCGAGTTAGATAAATCGTCTTTAGAAGTTCCTAAACTCCATGCAAAATATCAAGACTTATTGTCTAGTAAGATTCTTGTTATGAAACAGTATCAATTTAAATATGATACACTTCTAAAGAATAAGTGGTTGTGGTATAACGGAAAAATGTCACAAGAACAAATTAATGAATTGGGTTGGTCAGACGACCCTTTAGACGGATTAAAGATTATGAAAAATGATTTACAAATTTTCTATAATTCTGATAAAGATATTCAAGAACTCAATGCAAAAATCGAATACTTAAAAGTCACAATAGATTATCTCAAAGAGTGTATGCAAAATATCACTTGGAGACACCAAACGATTAAGAATACAATCGATTGGAGAAAATTCATGGCGGGGTCATAATGCCACTACACGAAAAACATGTTTGGATTGCAGAAGCATTTTTTACACCTTCAGAAGTAGATTCTATACTTGCAGTTGCAAATAAAAAAGATTGGGACGAAGGAAGGATTGGTTTTGATGGTGGACGAGACCCTGATGCACAAGAATCTGATAGTGGTGCAGTAAATAGTGAAATCAGACAATCACAAGTTAAATGGTTAATGGTTGACGAAATGAATGAAGAGTTTCACAAAAAACTCTATTCTGCAGTTCAATATGCCTGTGGAGATAATCATTGGAACTGGGAATTTACTAATTGGGAAAATTATCAATTTACAAATTATACTGCAAAACCAAATTTACCTAAAGGTGACTTTTATACTTGGCATACTGATGCAGGCCCACCAACACGTTCATCTTATGAGGACGGAAGTATTCGTAAATTAAGTTGCACAATTCAATTATCAGACCCCGATGATTATGAGGGTGGTTTATTTCAATGGTTAGAACCCGTTGGAACTTTCGATAAAATTCAATTAGGTCAAAGAACAGTTGGTTTAGATGATATGACTAAGACAGCACCATTTAGTGCAAAGACACGTGGTTCTATTATTCTATTTCCTTCAGACGTTCACCACCAAGTCACACCCGTGACACGTGGTTCTAGAAATTCATTAGTAGGTTGGTTATTAGGACTACCCTATAAGTAAAATGGTCAGAGTATCAAAGATTGACGATGTCTTCATGAAAGTTCATTGTGACGATGGACTTGCACGTGACCTTTACGATTTCTTTTCTTTTACAGTTCCGAATGCAAAATTCATGCCGTCTTATAAAAATAAATTTTGGGACGGAAAAGTTAGACTGTTTTCAATCAAAACAAAAAAGATTTATATTGGTCTACTTCCATATGTAGACGAGTTCTGTAGAGAACGTGGTTTTGAGTTTGGTGGTATAGAAGAAGTAATTGGAAGTAAGACAAAGATTACAGACGAAGACGTGGACTTCTTTATTAATGGTGATGACCTAATCCCAGGCTTGGGACTTCCTTTTCAACCACGTGATTATCAGATAGACGCATTCAAGACTGCAGTGCAATATGGAAGACAATTATTACTTTCACCAACTGCAAGTGGGAAGTCGTTAATCATATATATGTTATGTAGGTGGTATGAGGGTGAAATGTCCTTACCGAATGCAAAAACAGTTATCATAGTTCCTACAACTTCTCTAGTAGAACAAATGTCAAAAGACTTTGAGGACTATGGATACAATAAAAAGATTTGTAAAATTTATTCGGGTCAGCCTGTTTTTGATTCGGACATCACAATCACCACTTGGCAGTCATTTGCCAAGGCTCCTAAGAATGTCTTGGAAAGTTTCGACATTGTCATCGGAGACGAAGCACACCTCTTCAAAGCACAAACACTAAAAGGTATTCTAGAAAAAATGAAACACACTGGTGTTCGTTTTGGAACTACTGGAACACTAGACGGGTCAGAAGTTCATAGATTACAA